AGCATTGCTGGTCGAGTACCCGAAGCTGAGCCATATGGTGGACATAACTGCCGCAATGAAGGTGAACAGCCAACCGCCGCCCCTGGCAGCCCTGGCGTCCCTGACGCTGAAATTACTCCGTCACCGGACAGCTACAAGGAAGATCCTACAGTGGCGGATCCAGAAAATCCAACACCAGAAGAAACAAATGCAATTGATTGTGTGCCTGAAGTAACATCAGCTACCTTGTCCGACGAAGCTTTTAAGTTAATGAAGAGTCGCGAAGCGTACCGTGGTATGATGTATGCTGACTTCCAAGGATATTCAGTGGGCTACGGCACACGGGTTGACATTTTTGGTCCTGGTAATCCTGCAAGCAAAATTGATGACAACTTGAAGAAAGCATTGTTGGCAGGCCCAAGTGAAGCAGAAGCACGTTTGGCATCTCGACAGATTGTAGATCGACATGTTGCACCCTCAGTTATCAACACACTGAAGAAAGAGAAGGCAGGAAAAAATGTTTGTCTTACACAGTCACACATTGATGCACTGATTATGGCAGCATATGGTAATCCTGGCCAAGCAAACGAAATGGCAAGAAAGTTAGTTGCAAGTGGCGCAGCCCAGGCCGACGGCAAACCGCGCAAAGAAGACATTGCATCTATCTGGGCAAACTCAACATACTCAAACAGCGGTAACCAACGCAACAGCGAAGCCAAGTTTGCAATGACAGGTAAACCAAACGGAGATGCAAGAAGCTTGTCGGCAGAACAGCTAAAAGCTCAAGGTGTCAAGTCTGATGAAACAGCAGTACGCAACGGTAAAGCTCGTAACCCGCAAAATCCTTGGCCAACACCATTGGGCAATGGTCCAAAGACCGGAGCCAAGTCTGACGCAAATTATGGCAAGCCAACTACACAACAGTTTGGCCAATGGGAACGCAGTGCATATTTAAATACCGGTGCAGTACCAACTGGTAGCACACTGACACTTACACAATTACGTGACAAGTATGGTGAAGCACATACTGGCGGGAACATTCCACCCAGCGCACCAGACAAGGCAACTTGATAAAACCCTGTTTATCTTTACCAGGTAAATAGGTGCATGCCGCAATATACATCACGCTTTCGAGGTTACAGCACTGTTGGAACTAGTTTCCTGAGTCCAGTTCGTTACGACCTGGATCTTGCCCGCCAAGACTTATTAAATCACTTCAATACTCGCAAAGGTGAGCGTATTATGCTGCCTGAGTTTGGTAGCATCGTCTGGGAAATGCTATTTGAACCTCTAGACGACTATACGATATCTCTAATAGACGCAGATGTCCGAGCTATTATTAAGAATGATCCTAGATGGTCATTGGAAAGTGTAGCAGTATCCGAAGGCCCCAACGCACTTAACATTGAAATTGTTGTAACGTATGTTCCAACTGATGAAACAGTGACATTACCATTGACTTACGACAAAGGAACTAATACAAAATGAGCCAAACTAAACGACTTGGACAACTCAATGCAGCCGAAAGCTGGTTGAATAATTACCGCTATTTGGTAAATGCTGATTTTAAAGCATATGACTTTGAAAGTTTACGTGAGTCATTATTAAATCACGTACAAACAAATTATCCTGAAGATTTTAACGACTTTATTAACTCAAGTGAGTATGTGGCACTGATTGACATGATGTCTTTCATTGGGCAAAACTTAGCATTCCGTAGTGATTTAAATCTACGTGAAACATTTTTAGAAACTGCAGAAGTGCGCGGCAATGTATTAAGCATTGCACGTCAGCTTGGCTATAAGCCNTATCGAAATGCAGGAGCCANTGGATTCCTNCGCATCAGCGCATTGAATACAACACANAATATCTATGACACAAAAGGTACAAACATTGCTGGCCGTACAATTGTATGGGGCGACCCATTAAACACTGACTTCAATGAACAAATTACTTTAATTTTAAACGAAGCTTTCAATAAATCTAATCCAGTTGGNCGTCCAATTAGTAGTATCACTGACAACGGAGTAGTGAGACAACTTNATCAACTTGCGCAGCCAGTTAATAGAACAATGGTAGAGACTTTTTCATTGTCGGCCCGCAACAACTCAAATTATTCGTGCGAACTCACGCCTATCAACATTGACCTAGACAGTCAGTTGGCCATTGAAAGTGTTCCAAACCCATACAGCTATTTGACTGCATTGTTTAACAATGACGGCACTGGATATTCAAATTCATCCAATGGCTGGTTCTTTATGTTNAAGCAAGGCACATTGAAATTTGAAGACTATGTGTTAGACACCAGAGTAGAAAACCGTGTTATTGATTTAGACGGAGACAATGTCAACGAATCAGATATCTGGGTTCAAAGCATTGATGCGTCGGGCCGCATCTTATCATCTTGGACTCAAGTAACTTCCACAGTTGGCAAAAACATTGTGTTCAATTCAATTGACAAAGACAATCGTAAAATATTTGAAGTAATCACACGTGAAAATGATTCTGTCTCATTGAAATTTGGTGATGATGTGTTTGCAGAAATCCCAATGGGCAATATACGTGTATGGTATAGAGAAAGTGCCAATGAAAATGTAACGTTCAATCCAATTGACGTTGCAGGATTACAAGTTGCAATCCGATACGTTGATAGCACAAATACTGAACAAGATTTAATTTGCACATTGCAGTTGGCCGCACCAGTGTCATCTACTGCAAGCGAGTCGCTTGAGCAAATTAAAAATCGTGCCAGTCGTACCGCAGCAAGTCAAGACAGAATGATTACTGCGTCAGACTACAACACATACCCAGAAGGTAAAGTGGGCGGCATTGAAAAAATTAAAGCAGTAAACAGATCACACGCTGGTCAAAGCATTTATGCAGACCTGCAAGATCCAACTGGCACATATCGTCCAGTTATCACTCTTGCTGACGATGCGTTCATTTATGAGCGTGAAGTAACCAGCGAAGATACAATTGCAGCGATAACTGGTGATGAAGACACTTTTGTTTCGTTTGAGAATTTACTACTGAACAGAGGTCTTCACCAGTTATACTATAAAAAATTCAGCGCAATCCTTCCGTCATCTCCTACTAAGTGGGTAACTATTGAAGCAAGCAATGCATCAACAAACGGATACTTCACAGGCAGTGATAATACTGGTCCTCCATTACGTATTGGCCGCGGAACTCCAGACTTAAAATACAGAACAATTAAAAAGAACACGCTTGTTAAATTGCAAGACGAGCAAGGCCAAATTAAATGGGCCAAATTGCTTGACGTTTACCGCGAAGGTTTTGGCCTGGTGGACAATTCAGGCACCAACACAGGACTTCGTGCCAACAGCCAAGGCGCAGTATTTTTAAATAGCATTGTAAAAAACAGTAATGTTGTTGCATGGATACCACCGTTAAGAAGTATATTTGCTCCAACTGAAAANACTGAAATTATCAAAGAACTTGCGGCAAGACGTTCGTTTGGTCTACGTTACGATCAGGAATTTGATCGCTGGAAACTTATTCGCCAAGATAACATTGATAAAGCAAGTTCATTTGATACACTGTATTCAGGCGACAAAACTAATCTGGGCCTGGATGCTTCTTGGTTGTTACGACTTGAATTCGACTCAAACACACAAGTATGGACATCAGTTGTACGTAAAGATCAAACAGTACTAGGCAGTGCAAATCAGATTACCTTCCATAATCAGCGATTTGGAAAAGCAGTTGATTATTCAACTCGTCGAGAAATCAAAGACACTGTAAAATTCTTAGCTCAAAATGCAGGCCAGACCTCCGAGTACGAGTTAGACATCATAGACTACTTTAAGCTAGATGATGGCCGATATGATCCCAAACGTGTTATTGTGGCAATGCCCGGTGTAGCAACTGGTCTGGTACCAACTGATCCAACAATCATTGATTCAATATTGTCTGACAGCACAATCATGCTGGAAAAAGTTCAATTTACTGATTCAGTTGGACAATACACCTTGACTCCAACCACTACTATCCTTCCAACTTCAATTGGTCCAGTTGCTGGTAAGGCAAATTTAAAAATTCAACATGATCATGTCCCTCTACGGGACAACCGTGTTGATGCAACTACAACTAACATTATGGATATGTTTGTTTTAACCAGCGAATACAATTCATCATTTAGATCTTGGAGTACAAATGGGGCAAGAGATGGTTTTATGCCCCGTGCTCCAACTTCTTATAATTTAGAGCAGTTGATGTCGGCTGTTACTTTATACAAAAGCGTAAGCGACAGCATTATTTTCCATCCTGTGACATACAAAGTCATATTTGGTAAAGGCAGTGATTTTAGAAATAAAGTTATTATACGTGTTACAAAAAGCGATGGCACACGTATTTCAGACGCAGAAATAAGTTCAAGAGTAATTGAATCTATTAACAGCTATTTTGAAGTTGACAATTGGGACTTTGGTGAAACGTTCTTCTTTACAGACATGGCAGCGTGGATACACAAACAGCTAGGCGGTATCATTAGTTCAATTGCACTAGTGCCTCGCCAACGTGGATTAACTTCCAATGACCTGTTTCAAATTCGTTGCGAAGATAATGAATTACTAATTAGTAGTGCAACAGTAAATGACGTTGAAATTATTACAAGTTCAATGTCAATCACATCAGTATAATAAGGCAAATAATGGAAAAAAATCCAAAAAAACTTAATCCAGTTGAACCGTTCATAAGAACATATCCTGGACAACAGTTGAATGACGGGGTAAGCCCAACAGCATCTGACATGCTGCCTGCTATATTTCAGACTGAGACTAATAAGAAAGTCTTAGGTGCTATTGTTGATGATTTATTTCAGCCAAGTTCTTTGGAAACATTAAACTTTAGCGTAGGACAAAATGCAACAGAATCGCTATTGCCACATTCCACTGCCCGCCGCCAATTAGAGCCAGGCTCAGTAACATACGCCGCTACCGGAGTAAAAACTTTATCAGCTGATGAAGTGGCAGCAGCATGGAATTTAAATGATAGACTTAACGAAACTCCTGTACCTGTTAGTATATTAGATCTGCCAATTGATCCAGACAAGTTTGTCAACTGGACAAACTATTACTGGATTGAAGAAGGCATGCCAGTTGCATTCGTAACAGGTGGCACAACTGAAACTATCAACGTTGTGAATGATATCATTGGACAACAATATTACACCACGCCTGCCCAGCATAACGGTAAAACTCTTAAATTAAAGAACGGCATGAAAATTGTATTTCAGCAAGACATTCGTCAAGTTGATGTACAAGGCGATGCAACATTAACGTATGTCTCAAGTGGCAGAGCAATTGACCCGCTTAACTACGAGCTTACCTCTTTCAATAAAACTCAAATTTCTGTTACAGTAAACAGCGTACCAAAAATTGTATCCAATGATTATTACATCAGCGGCAACGAAATACATTGGTTAACATTGCCAGCAGTTGGCAGTGTGGTTAACGTGGTACTGCTAAACTATTATGTAACGACCGATAGTGATTTGATCATTCGTCGTTGGCAAGTTGAGGGTGTTGGAACTGAAGAAGGTATTAGGTTACTGAGCAGAACTTACCAAAACACCAATACAGCATACAGTCGTTCAACTGACGGATTATGGGACCAAACAGCGGTTCCATTTGATAGAGTTGAATGGGACGGTACTATCAGCGGTATTAATGCCAAGCATTACATTTTGCAAAAGCCCGGCGCAGAAAACAGAAACGCACACAGTCGTGTAAACGTTTGGTACCATACAGATGCAATTCAATCCGTTGCCGACTTCTTGAGTATTACGTTTGAAGATATTGCTGATTCTGCTGACAAAGCAACTCGTCCAATCGTTGAATTTGATTCTACGTTAGAATTATTCCGCCACGGCACAACTTACAGACCTTGGGTAGCTGGAGTTGAAAAGTTAGCAATGAGTCCAGCATATTACATTGGAATGGGCGCTCGCGAAGCAAACATTGCCTTTGGCATTGCAACCAGTTTAACACCAATTAATTTAATAAATTTAGCGCCTAGAGTACTATGGTTTACAAAGAACAGCGAGTTTCATGGTAAAATTATTAACTTTAAAGGTGACCTTGGGAAGATTGTTGGATATTCAATTGAAGAAGCAAACGACGGAGATGCAGTAGTAGTTAACTCGTTAGTTGCAGAGTCTCCTATGGAGGAATTTTATTGGCAAGATGGCGTCGCAAAGCAAGCCACTTACAGAACAAGTACCACTCAACAACCATTATTTGAGTTATATAGTAAAGATGGAATTCGTCTAAGTGATTTTGATGCAGTTACTGGGTACAAGCCAAGTGTTATCAGTAGCAACATTATTAAAATTGTAGCAGGCGATACGTATGATAAAGAAACAGGCTACAAGTTAAAATTCTTACCAACACAATTTACTCAACTTTCATCCAGCAACACTGCTAAAAATGCAATGTACGATATTTTGTACCAGCATACGCAGAATGACTATGCGTATTACATAGACAGCGAAGGCGATCAGAGAACAGTAAGCGGTCCATATTCGTTTAGACGTATCAATGGCCAAGACTTGGACAAAGAACTTAGCAACGGCTTCCGCCGCGCATGGT